TTCAAAAGATATTATTCCATTATTGAAGCGCGAACCGGAATCTTTTGAAGAGGCCCTCATTCAATTTCTGCTATCAGGAGGTAAATTAGATCGCCAACAATTTGTAAATGCCATAGGAAAGAAAAATATCGCTCCATATTTTCCATTTTTAAAGAGCAAAGGAGGCCAAAAACTAGACAGGCTAGCTGATAATGTTGAAACATTTGGAAAATTTGATAATGATAATACCGGAATGGGAATAGTTAATGAAACTATTTCTATAATGAAAGAATATCCCGGCAAAAAATCATTATCTGAAAGGTTAAAACAGTTAGTTAACCCAAAACTTGAAATAACAGAATATCAAAATACAGCAGAAGGAAACGAATTAGCTGATTCTGAAGAATCAGAGAATACTATTGAGGATATTCCAGATTATGTAAATGCAGCACAAGAATATATCCCAGAAGACTATATTGACTACTTAAATTTAACTAATAGTCAACCTGTACGAGAGATTAATCAAAATGTACTTGCATATGCACAGTTAAATGACGTAAATTTAGCCCAAGATGAAAATAGAATTGACACCGGAACAACTGAAGCAGGTAGAAGAATACCGCAAAGGGAAATCCCCGAAGGAACTAGCGTACCTCAGGCGCAAGAAATGTTGGGAAATCGGGAAATCAATCCACAGGATGACCAAAGAAAACTAATCGAATCCGTAAAAAATCATTTCGGTACCACAAAAGAATTTATCAAGGCCGGTTTTATTCTTCCAGACGGCTCATTGCTTGATTTAAGTGAAGGAAAACACAGCCGTTCATTGATGCATGAATCTGTTGGTCGTGCTTTTGGCATGCCAGATGGATACGAAGCGAAACAGCTGTTCATGAAAGCCGGTGCGGTTAGATTAATCCCCGAAAGTGGCAGTATTGAAATATCAGTTAATCCTACAAGCGAACAATTATCTACAATACGCAATTTTATTGAACTCACAAAAGGTCGTTTAGATGTAGAATTTAACGAACCTGATGGGCCAGTATTTGCTTCTTATGGCCAATATTCTGACGCTAATGATATTTTAAGCGATATATCCGACTATTATATTAAAGGACGAATACCAAGGCCAAAAATGGCATTTTCGACCAGTGAATCAACCGATCAATATATTAAAAGGATAACTGATAGTTTTGATAAAGAAATTGCTGCAAAGAAAGATGAACTACAAAAGAATATTATCACCAAGAATAAAAAGATTGCTGAGATAAATAATCGTAATGGATTATTTGGTGATACTAAACAAAAGAATTTTGCTGGTGATTTATTTGCACAGGAAAATGATTTAAGTGCCGCTAATATTGCTAAGACACTTGAGCCTTTTAATGCTCAGATAATACGATTAAAGGCTGAAATACCCATGCTAGAAAGTCAAAAGTCGACAGCCATCAAAGAAGCACAAGGGCAAAAGGAGTTGTTGTTTAGTAAAGCATTTTATCAGAACGCAGAATCCGCCTTAACTAATCTGCCAGAAAAAGGAACCGTAAATCAATTCAAGCAAGGATTATTAAAGAACGGAGCTAAGCCTTCTGAATTGGATTGGTTGGGGTTTGACGATGCATTTACTGATCTAAATAAATCTATTGCCAAACAAGATGTTCAGAATTGGATTGACGAAAACAGGATTGATGTGAAGATAGTAGAAAAATCAGAAAAAGAATCAGAAAAAACATTTGAATATTCAGAAGAATTAAATGATTCCGCACTTGAAAGAAAACAAGAACTAGAAAAATGGATTGATGATTTTGGCACAATAGATCAATTATATTATGACTATTTAAGAAACAATAATCTAAAAGAATATGAAGAAAGATTAAGTGCAATACAGGAAGAATCTGGATTTGCTAATATGGATGCCGCGCAAGAAGAATTAGATATCTTAACACATAATCCAGATAATTACATTATACAGGAAATTACACATAGTTTAGATGAAACAAAATATTCTGATTACAAAACCCCCGGAGGCACAAACTATAAAGAGGTATTGTTTACGTTACCCGATAGAATCCCATTCGTAAATATTATATCAAATAAATTATATGGTAAAGATTACGATCTTTTATCGGAAGTTGAGGCAAAAGAAGTCCAGAATAAATTTAAATCACAACAATCTCCTTTTAAATCCTCTCACTTCGACGAACCCAACATAGTTGCCCATATTCGTATCCAAGATATGGCCGACAAAGATGGAAATAAAGTTTTAATGATTGAGGAGATACAAAGTGATTGGGCGCAGAAAGGGAAGAAGGAAGGGTTTAAATCAAAAGAATTTAATTGGGATTCTCAATTAGGAAAAGATGCTGTTGCTGCAATTAAAGACATGGATAATTTAGGTTTTAATTCATGGCAAGAAGCCGCACAAGCTATTATTAAGGATAAAGATTGGGTAAATACTTTCGATATAGATCATAAATATGTAAAAACTATTTCTGATTGGCAGAATGCAGTACACGAAGAAATAAAAGTTCCTGATATGCCATTTAAAAAAACCGACCAATGGACAAGGTTATCATTGCGCTATGCTTTGAAATATGCATCCGAAAATGGGTATGATAAAATGGTATGGACTACCGGGGAGCAACAGGCAGAAAGGTATGATTTAAGTAAATCTATTGATGAAATTTCTGCCTATGGCGATAAGGGGATATATGAACTACATATAACCCCAAAAGAAGGCAAAATGATAGGATATACAAATACCCCTGAATCTAAATTAGAAGATTATGTAGGTAAAGAGCTTGCAAGAAAAATAATTGAACATCAAAATAGCGAAGATGGTAAAAAAAATCCTGCTAGATTTGAAGGGCTTGATTTAAAAGTTGGCGGCGAAGGGATGAAGGGATTTTACGACAACATTATCCCAAAAAACGTAAAAGACTTAACAAAGCAAGAAACTAGAATAACTGAATTATCTGATGGGTTAAAGGTTCATTCGATTGAGGTAACGCCAGAACTAAAAGATAAATTTTCAGCCCCACAACCATTATTCAGTAAGGCTAATCAACCTCAATCACAAACAATATCAAACGCTATCGAAATAGCCCAACGCCTTAACGAGAAAACACCTTTAGGTGCACGTACGTTTATAGGTAATAACAAAGAAGACTTAGTTAATTTAATGATTCAAAACGGTGAATCGCCAAATGATATTAAAATAATCAAAGAACACCAAGGAGTCGTTCACGGATTTATTACAGGAATAGGCGTGTATCTAAATGCTTCATCAAATCACAGTGAAGAAAACTTAATTAAAACATTTATTCATGAACAGATTCATAAAGGGTTGGATTCTTTTCTTTCAAACAATGGGATTAGCCCAACGGAATTTTATAATCATACCTACGAATCAATAGGGGAAGAAGGATTTAAAAAACTTTGCGATGATGTAGATGCAATAAAAGGCAGACGCGAAGGAGCGACATACGAAGCATATAAAAATGAATCAAATTATACTAAGGGAAAAGAAATATATAGTCATTTATCTGAGAAGATTCTTAATGAACAGGATTTAACCCCGGTTGAAAAAACGCTTTGGCAAAAGTTTGTTGAAATGATTAAGAAATTAATCTTCGGCAAACTAAAAACTAAAGTAAAATTCACAGATAAAGATATGGCAAATATTGTAAAAGCTAGTCTTTATGAGGTTGTTGAAAAAACAGACGGGGTAAAAAATGTGGAGGTTGTTGATTATGGTGAGCCGGTGGCTATGAGCGAAAGTAAAAATCAATTTTCATTCTATTATAGCCAGAAAGAAATATTAGACGCAATAAATGATGATTATGAGTATAATCCAAATTATTCTGAAAATACTCAGATTGTAAGAAAAGCATACGATTTCTTTACTAATTTAATAGGTAAAAAGTCTATCTCCAAAGGATTATCTGAATATATTAATACGGGAAAACAATATAATAATAAGGATGTTATTATTAGAATTTCTGATCATAAAATGACTGTCTCTAATAATAGAGAAAATGACTATGTGATTAGTTTTGTATTTAATCAGAATAAAAATCCAGAATCATTAATAACAGACGAATACTCAGAAATAGTATTAAATCCAACTAAAAAAAATGTAGATGATATTTTAATGGATTTATCAGATGGTTTTTTTGATGATGTAAATAAAACAATGTCTAGTGTCTATTTATCAAAATCTATACCGCCAACAAAAACACCTGTAACACTTCCGTCTCCATTTGCCGGCGATTATATACGCAACGATCCTAAAATAATTAATTCATTAAGAGATAGAATTTCAGAAGGATTAAACGATCAACAAAAGCCAGTTGTCGAATTAGTCAAATTGCTCAGAGACGAACGCCACGGTAAAATAGATGACGAACTAAGTAATCCTGAAATCGCTGAAAGAAAATTCAGAGGATCGGTTGTCCAACGTTCAGAAAACTACGATAGAGAAATTATGCAGCCACTTATTGATGCTGTGGCAAGTATTGTGGTTAAATCAAAGAAAACAGTTCCTGAAATTGATAGATATTTACAAGCTAGGCATGCTGAAGAAAGAAATAAAACAAAAGTTGTTGAGCATTACGCTAAAAAGAAAAAGTTAAAGATTGAAAGCGTTACGCCCGAAGAAGCCGGATATGATCCCAAAACCACAAACGAATCAGGGTTTACGACAGAACAGGCAAATGAAATAATCAAACAGTTTGAAAAAGATGTCCCTGAAAGTTTAATAAAAGACTTAGTAAGAACCGTACATGAATCAACAACATTTTCATTAAAGACCTTATATGATGCTGGTAAGATAGATAAATCAACATATGAATATCTTACTACACGTTGGAAAAATTACGTTCCATTAAGAGGATATAATGAAGGTGTTTATATGGGCGATTATTGGGATTTCTCAACCAATGCTAATAGTAATCGTGGAGCCGGGACTAAGGCGCTAGTAAAGGCAGAAGGTAGAACCTCCGAGGCAGCACCAGTATTACAGTATATTCAGAGTATCGCTCATAATTCTATTTTGATGGCAGAAAAGAATAAGTATTTAAAGGCTGCCTTTAGTATGGTTAGAGATAATCTTCAAGGGAATGAGGATTTATTTAGTTTAGAGAATACATATTTAGTTGATACTGGCGTATTGGATGAAAAGGGTAATTCGGTTATTATCGAACAATCAACCAGGCCAACCAAAGATCAAATTGAGGTAAAAATAACCCCTGCTGATTACGGTCGATTTATTGAGAAAGAAAAAAACGACCAACGTAAGGTAACCGTATTTATAAAAGGCCAACCTATAGTGATGGTATTTAATGATCCCAAAATAGCACTTGCGCTAAAACATGAAAACGTTCCAGATTGGGCTAAAAAAATGGGTGACTTTTGGGAAGTTTCAAAGATTGCTCCACTTACCCGTTGGCTAAGTATGAATTACACTGGTCTTGACCCTAATTTCTTTATTCCAAATGAAATAAGGGATATTCAACTAGCCTCAACAAAGATAATGGCCGAAAAAGGAATAAAGGGCGAATGGCTATTCCTGACAAATTACGCTCTGGCAAAAGGAACATTAATAAGACATTTCACAAAACCCGGAATTGTAAAGGCTGAAAGCATCGGTGAAACCATAAACATCAACGGCAAGCAAATCCCTATCGACAAGTTAAAAAATTCCTTTATGCTAGGTGGTGGAATGACAGGCTATATTAATCAAAAGCCACTTGAGCAACTCGACAAAGATATTAACAAACTTATTAAAAATAAGGTCGGAACTGATTATACTAAAGCGTTTAAACTAATCACTCATGGATTAGAAAACATGGCCTCAACTTTTGAAAACAGTATAAGATTTGCGACATATATTACACATCTACAACTTGGCAAATCGCATAGTCAAGCAATAGTAAAAGCAAAAGAAGTAACCACTAATTTTGAAAAGAACGGGGCATGGACGGGTGCATTTGCTCCTGTGTATATGTTTAGTCGCGCTACAATAAATGGAGGCTATAATTGGGCTCAATTAGCCAAAACAAACCCAAAAGCTTTTGCTGGGGATTTTGCAGCATGGATGATATTAGGGGCGATGGGGTCAATGTTATTCATGTCGGATGATGAGAAGCGTGATGAAAAAGGGCTAGCCTTAAATAAAGAGGCTGTATATAATGATTTGAGCGATTATATTAAGTACAATTACTATATCTATATTACAGATGATCTAAAGGTTATATCTGTACCGGTTAGTTTCGGATGGCGTTATCCTTACCAAATTGGTGTAATGGCCCAACAAATGAGAATGGGAAAGATTGTGCCTTCTAAATTTGCCTTTGGACTAGTTGATGGTGCTGGTAATGCATTTAGCCCTATATCTCCAACTGGATTCATTGAAGATCATGGCGGATTTACTCCAAGACCATTAGTCCCTTCGTTTGGTGTACCTATTTATGATGTATGGTCTAATACAAATTTTATGGGAGGTAAGGTTAAAAAGAGTAAAAACTTTTTAGTGCAACCAGAATTAGTTGAACAAAGAGGACTATACCTGAAAAATACCAATCCTATATTTATTAAACTTACTGATAAGATTGCAGAGGCTGGGGGTATGGATTTGACACATAAATATCGTACGGTTCAAGACCCTGAAAATAAACAAGGAATTAAGGAAATTTCTACTTGGTGGGATTACAATCCAGCAGTTATTGAACATTTAACCTCTGGCTATTTTGGAGGCAGGTTTATATTTGGTAAAGACCTTATTCAAATGGGTGTTGATATTGTAAAAAACAAACCTGTTGAAACAAGTAAAATGCCTATTATAAAAAGATTCATACGTGAACCATTTGGACAAGATGAAGAACTTTATTTATTAGAAAGAGATTGGAGTGAAATAAGGTTACGTGAAGAACGCTTTAATATTACAAGACAGGGATACAATAAGAATCGACAGTCTGATATATTTAAAGAGTTAAGTTTAAACAAAGAAGGGATAAGCCCCGAAATGGTTAGTAATTCGACCTACAAATCATATCAAGTTCAAATTGATGCCTTAAAAGAACAATTAAAAGAACCTTCACTAACTGCTGATGAATATGACTTATTAGAAGATAGATTGAAGAATTTGTATAAGAAAGCAATGTCAGACGAAAGATTAAAAAATGATTTACCATGATAAAAAACATTAATGATATTGATTTTAGTAAGGCTGCTAAAAGGAAGTCTATAAAACAACCTAAGCCTTATATTAATCTTCCGGTTACTGATGACACGTCAGAAAACAGGGCTATTCTGGAGCAGGCAAGAATGGATTGGGATGCATTATCTAATTTCAGAGCTAAGAGAAAGCGTGCCAGAAATTATGAATTAGGAGACCAGTGGGGTGATCAAATGTATGACCCGGATACTAAAACGTATATGACCGAAGAAGACTACATAAAGTCTCAAGGCAAGGTACCATTAAAACAGAATTTCATTAGATCGTTTGTAAAAACTATTGTTGGGCAATTCAGAAACAATAAAACTCAAACTATAATCGCTGCAAGAGCAAGAGAAAATGAGGATGCAAGTGAAATGATTTCTAACGCTATCGAGGCAGTCCAGGACTTTAATAATACTAAAGAACTAGATGCTCGATTATTAGAAGAATTTTGTATATCGGGCGCACCAATACAGAAGATTACCTATAAATATATACCTACATTACGGAGGCAAGATGTTTATATTGAAAATACAAATCCAAATAGAATATCTTTTAATACTGACATTGAGGACTTGAGAGGTAATGACATAAGACGTATTACTGAAATTATAGATTCTCCAATTGATGATATTATAGAAGCATTTGCAAAAAGTCCAGGCGATGAAGAGAAAATAAAAGACTGGTATGCTGGTGAAGTATCTACCCCTGAGATGAATTATCAGGGGCCAGACAAAACAAATATAGATAATATTAGTTTTTATCAACCTCCACTTGGTAAGTGTAGGATATTTTGCTGCTGGTATCGTAAGATTGAATGGAGGTTGTATGTACACGACCCATTGGACGCTTCTTATAAATGGGTTGAATCAAAACACAAGAAACTTCTTGAATCATATAATGCCGAACGTGCACAAAAGGCAATTGATAACGGCCTTGATCCTGAGGGTTATTTATTGGATATCACACCTAAAAAAGAAACATTTTGGTATGTTAAGTTCTTAACTGAACGTGGTCATTGTTTGTGGGAAGGAGAAAGCCCGTATCTTGATAAAGGGCATCCATATGCTATATTCTTATACCCTTTGCTTGACGGTGAGATAAGAGGTTTTGTTGAAGATGTAATAGATCAACAGCGTTATATCAACAGAAATATTACATTGCTGGACAGTATTATAGGAGCAAGTGCAAAAGGACTACTGTTAGTCCCTGAAACATGTGTCCCAGAAGATATGTCTCCTGAGGAATTTTCAAACCAGTGGACAAAAGTTAATGGGGTAATATTTTATAAGGTTAAATCGGGTTTTGAGAACTTAGTCCCAGAACAAATAAGCGCTAATAGTACAGGCGTTGGAATACAAGAATTGATTGCTTTTCAAATGCAGTATTTACAAGATACATCAGGTGTTCATGGTGCAATGCAAGGCAAAGCGCCAACATCAGGTACACCGGCATCACTATATGCTCAAGAAAGCCAGAACGCTTCTATTAATATTCTTGACTTTATGAGTAGTTTTTACTATTTCTTAAAACGTAGAGATGAGAAAGTGTTAAATTGTATCCTTAAATTCTATAAAGGAAAGAGATATTTAGCTATTGCCGGTAAATCGTTTACTAACGAAGCTAAAGAGTTTGACGCTTCACGGGTAAATTCAGAGGTTGGATATGACCTTAAGGTTATTCAGGGAAATGACACTCCATTATTCAGAATGCGTAATGAAGATATGTTGCTATCATTACTTGACAAACAAGTTATTGATGGAGAGCTTTATCTTGAGTTTAGTAATTTACCGTTCTCGGATAAACTATTAGAGGCAATAAAGAAACGTAAAGAGGCTATGGCTGCCGGACAACCTGCTCCACCTATTGACCCAAACCTTGTGAATCAGGCTCAACAGGGAGCAAATCCTCAAGCGGTTGGTCTTTTGAATCAGGCAATGGGTCAGAGTTAAGGAAATGTAGTTAATTGATTAATCTCATCAATCCATTTATCAATTAATTTCTGGATTTTAGCAGGTCTACCAAATTTCATTTCTTTTAACATTTCTGGTATTGAATGATTACATCCAATCGTCATGGGTTTAATTTTATTACTCATAATTTTAATGTTTTAAATAAGATAATAATCGTTTAATTTCGCTTGTTCTGTGATATTTACCGCAATATTTACATTTATAGGCCGTCATTCCTTTTTGATACGCTTGTTCTTTTGTATCAAACTGAGATTTATCAAGACACATTTTATGTTTTGATTTTGCTTTATGTATTTTCTTTTTTATATTACGGTATTTATCACACATAAATTATCCGTACATTTTTTTAAACTCTTCTGTTGTTGTGATGGATACTCTTTCGCCACTTTTCAATGCATTCCATGTATCAACTGTCATAATTAAGTCAGCGGTGTAATCTTTACCTATTCCAATGCATACATTGACTGTTTCTACAAAGAATTCAATTTTAAATCCAGGCTTATTTATTGTAGCGTTTGCTTTTGGTGAAATCTTAATTTCTTTTCCAAGTCTTGCGAAATGCTTAATAAATTGGTGATAAATTCTGGTAGTTGTTCCTCCTTCTGGTAAAACATTTTCTACGTTTGTTTCTTTATTTTTACTCATATAATTTATATTTAAGTGGTAAAATTAATAAAATAAACGTAGAATTGCAAATAATATTATGTTAAATAGATTAATGTTTAAGGATTACTTTATCCCAAACAATATGATATCCGGTATTGTTTAGATAAGTTGCAATTTTATGGTCTTCTTTATCTTGAAGAATAACTTTATCAATTAATGGTAAATCCTTAAAATTTATCAAATCAAAAGAGGTAGTTGTTTTATCTTTTTGTTTATTACCCCTTATGACATCAAAAAACTTTTTTATTTTTATTTTATCACAGTCGGTCAACTTATATTTATTCTTTTCAATATACTCCAATTCAGAAATATAATTGCCTGTTTCTATATCAAATATGATATCATCCCATTTTTTAAGTTCTTTCGTAAACTTATCCGACAGATCAGAATAATTTATTGGCTCTTTTACTATCTCAGCCCATTGGCCGTTTGAATAAAAATGTTTAGCGTTTTTAGGAATTTCATGACCATTATATGTAATCATCATATCTTTATCTTTATCGTATGCAATGCACTCACTTATTCTTGTCATGTACGGATATAATGAATAATGATATAAAACTCCCTCTTTGAATCCTTTATGTTTTGCCACTTCAATAAGTGTACGTTCGATTTGTCCCGGAGTGGCTTTTAATATTTTGTTTGTTAAAAAAATATGATTAGGTACCTCACTAATTAAAATCTTACCATAAATAGTAATATAGTAAAACTCTTCAAGAATAATATAGACACTATGTATAGAACTAAATCTGCCTATTCCAAAATAATCAGGAGCCTCGACGTATATCCATTCTCCTTTCTTGAACTCTTCTTTGGGCTTAGATGGCCAAATAAGATCATCCTTAGTAAAATTTGATTTATTCTTATTCAGGAATATACTATCTAATTTATGATATATATCTTTTCTGAATTCGCTAAATTGCTTTTGCAATTCGTCTATTTGTTCTTGGTATTTGTCTTTCATGTTATTTAATTTTAAAAGTTCTCATTTTAGCAATTCTTTTTTCATTCTCAATAATATGGGCGTTTGATATATAAACAGCTTCGTTTAATAAATCTACAATTCCAATATTTTTATTAAGGACGTTTTTGCGTTTCCAGTAATTTAAATCGTTTTGGTTGACTGCTTCCATTTTACGGTGAGCATTGTAAAGAATATAACATCTTTTGTTTGTTGATATACTTTTTGCATCAGCAATGTTTTTCATCTTATTTAATTGCCATTCATCAAATTTTAGTCTCCATATTACCGGGTAATATCTTGCGCCTAATACTGACTTTATTCTCATCATACGCAAGTATGCAAGAATAATTTTCTTTAGTGATGATAAGAATGTTTTCATATTAAAAGGGTTTACTTAATAAAATATAAATCAATTGATCCTTTATTTTGTCGATTATTAATTCTTGCGCCTTTTGAGATATATCAACCTGATCCAATGAAATATCGGGTATTTTAAAGTAAACGGTGCGATAGGTATTATTTAATTTAAATACTACTACTTGCTGTTTGTCGAACGTCGCAATATCATCTATTATAAATGTCCCTACCACATTTAAGATATTATTAGCGCAATCTGTTGCTAGAATAGATTCTGTGATATTAGGAAACTTATCCAATAATATTTTATTTCTTAATATTTCGACTGATAATAAGGCATTCTGCATTAGTTCTTCTATTGTTTTCATATTATTTCCAGTTTTTATAATTGCTTTGCAAAAGTTCCTTTGCCCATTTTTCTATCTCTTCAATTGTTGTTTCGTCATTAAGTTTATTAACAACACTTCCCGTTCTTTGATTATTCATAATATTATATATTCCATCCGATATATCGACATTACTTGGTAATGTAATTATTCATGACAATCCATAATTTTGATCTACGTTTTCCTTTGATATAAAACCAATCCATATCACTCCATATTCTTACCGGATATTTGGTAAAAAGAGAATATGCCCACTTGGCGTATATATTAATGAGTTTCATTTTTTTCCTCCATTTCATAAATTCCCAGATAGACATTTTCTTTATCATCGTTATATATTTTTTAGTTGTAAATATTGGATGTTTTATAATAAAAAAATTGCCAAATTTTGTTTTTACCATAGTTGCTGTTTTGAGTAATTCTTGTCTATGATGCTCTCTATCTTTCTTTGACATTGACAAAATAGTCTCTAGTATATTATTTTGTTCCATAATTTTTATTATTTAGTTATTTTTATATAAACACTATTAATATACTCTACGCCTGATAATTTTAGAACATTATCAGGGATACCATACTCGAACCCTATTTGATTAATAATTTCAGATAAACAAACGCTTCTATTTTCTCCGTTAATATCAGTATAATCTATAAATAATTCAGATGATTTTATTTTCATAATTTTAGTTATTTAGTTATAAATCCATATATATTTTTTCTTATATTTTTCTCATAATTATGACGTATATTACTTACTCTTAAACTATTAAAGAAATCTACCAATTTGTATTTACCTCTATATTTAGATGTCTTAGTGTAAGCTATATATTTATCCCATGTTTCAATGTCGTCCACTTTCTTTAATACATTAAAAGCAATAGGCAATATATTATTTTTAAACGTAATATAATTTTTTGGACGAACGCCAAAAGATAGACAGTAAACAGTAGCTTCGATCATGCCTTTCTTGGAATATTTAAACGTAATAGGACAAACCATTTTCATATTGTAGCCTCCGATACTATTTTTTTACGTGTATATTTTTTAGTGCCATCTGATACGGTTGGTGGTTCCATATTGTTTGATACAAATAATCCTATTGCAGTAGTCATAACTAAGTCATCATAGCATCCATCTACAGCACCATACGTTCCATTCTGCTTAAGTTCGTAAGTATCACATTCATCAAGTACTCGCTCATCAGTTTCAATGTAATTTTCATCTCGCAAATCTCCGTTTAATCCGTCAATAATTGCTGGTTTTGTGCTTTTATTTGTATGAAACCCATATTTTACTGGCCTACCTTGTCTTATATCTTCTGGACTACTTCTGTAATAGATATTATCATAATATTTTACAATTTCATTAAGTACTGTAATAAAGTGATCGCCTCCTTCTGGGGCATCAGTATCCAATGAGTTGAACTCTACTACAAACAAAGCGTTATTATATAGTTTGGCTACTTTAACTGCCCTCCAGGCAAAGGTATCTTGATCCTCATTCCCTATCCAGGTAAAAACAAATTCCTGACGACCACCTTCCGCCATCCAATATCTATCTAATACCCTTATTGTAGACTTGTCTGCCTTATTTGTCCTACCCCCAATATCGCATATTACAACATATCTATTGCTGCATTTAATACTTTTATCTGGTGGCATCCACATAAAAGCCTTGCCGTTTGGTAATTCTTTAAAAACTATATTATTTAAGGCCTTATCCCCTTTTGTACTATCTGAGAATATCTCACCAATAAGATCAGGTGGCCTACAATTTTTTCTATTACGTTGAACGTAATCAGGATTGAAAGCTCTACGATCAGAGGATTGAAAGGCATCGTTATCACTTGGAGGATTTTCTGAGTTCATTCGCCAATCATCCATGCTCTCTGATCTCTTTGTGAAATTCCACCAGTTAATAGACTCTAAAGAAGCTCCGAGATTCCACATATACATATCATGTTCTGACATGGTTTTAATAAAAGACTCATAGTCAGATATGGGCATTCTGTCACGTGGTATCTTAAAGAATGGAACAAAAACAGCAGTGTATCCACTTTCTTTATTTTTAGCTGCTCTATATTCGTTATGGAAATAGTTGCCTACCCCTTTTGCTGTCGATTCCTTTACGATCATCGTCAACGGGACATAAGGAATAAGTGCCGATAATGTTTGCGCCAAATCTTCAGGAGATTTACCTAGTGTTGTCTTCCAACTTCCAACCTCTGTTAAATGTAATAAAGCTGCATCATCACCCCTTAATGTTTCAGGCTTTTGAACACTGCCTATACTTATTACACAATTACGTTCTTTAATAATTATGTTTTTTGTTGAACCAAGATATGGCCCTGTTGTTATTGTTCCTATATCGGAAGGATATTGCTTAGCAATCTTATTGTACATTCCACGTACTTTTCTGGATTGCTCTTCAACATCTCCAACAATTAGACTATGCCATGATTCAACAAGAATATTTTGAATCCAAAAGAAATAAGACTGAACCAATGTTGAACCGCCCCACTGTCTTGCTTTTGCCAACACTATTCTGATTGGCGTACCGGACATCCTTAATTTTTCTAGTACATTTAATAATATGCGTTGCGCAAAATTAAGTTTAAATGGAATAGGTTTTTTGGAATCTTTGTCTTGAATTCTATTAGTAGTATAAGCCCAATATTCAAAGTCATAACGAAATCTTGTATCAATAATCCCTTTCTTGAATTGAAATATATTTTGTTGTGATTCTTCAATTTTAGCATTTTTTAAAAGAGTGGATAAGCTACCATATTTTTGAAGCAATGAGATTAAAGGTTCATTGAACATTGATACAGGAATATTAATATTCACCTCATTCCCATAATCATCATATTTTAATTGTGCCCTTTCTATTGGTGAGCCAATACCAAGTATAGGGTCATATGGAGCATCTAAAACAGCATTTCTAAGACTGTTTTCGTGAATCATTTTAGATACATCAATCATTTTGGTTTTATCTGTTCACGTATGATTCCTCCGATTGTATCAGGAGCCATGAAAAATAAATCGGCTAGTTCGGAGTATATGTTTTTTTTGGGATAGTATCGGGCCATTTCGCCCAATTCTTTTAATTTGTCTTCGTAAGCCTTTAAGATAGTTTTATTCCGACTGTTTGTTGAATCTTTTACAAATGCCATATAATGGGTATTGATATTATCAACTATATGGTTTCAAATATATGTATTGCATTTGATAATATCAAATAAATTCTACTATATATTATATAAAATTGTCAACACGTAATATTAATGTGTTAACAAACAATATATCCAATGGAAGAAACCACCGAAGTAAAGCAGAAACCTATAGTTGGAAGGGTTGCAATTCTTACAGGTAAAGCATATGGTGAAGGAGACGAATCTTGGCATGATGACTTAATGGGAATTCTTGACGGATTTGAATCTTACCAAAAAGAGAACGAGAGTAAAAATAGTGAGCTTATAAAATTATTTGAATCTGATCCGGTACTTGTTAGTGTTATAAAGGACATGATGGCCGGATATTCTTTTGTGTCAGCAATTGCAAAAAATGTTGATGGGGAAGAATTGGCCGCTGTAACAAAAGACGAAGCAGCTCCCGAAGAACTTCAAAAAGCAAAACAAGCAAGAATTGAGGCAAAACAAAAAGCTGACGCAGACGCAAAGGCATGGGAAGACGCAAAAGCTGCATCCGCTCAAGCTATTGACGATTATATTGCAGAAAATAATCTTAATGAACAAGAGGCAGCAGATTTACTTGCAACAATTGATGAATTCGTTATGCCTATATTATCAATGCAAATTAACGGTGATTTCTTGGGCAAAATAAAAAAAGCTAAACAATACGACAGTAAGGTTGCATCAGCTAAGGAAGAAGGATTATTGGAGGGAACTAACAAAAAGATTGAAGTCCAAAAAGAAACATTAGAAAACGAAAACCCATTACCAGACATTTCAAGTGGAGGCGGGAATATCCAAGAAGTTAAAAATGAGAAAAAGGGCATTATGGGCAAGAAAACATATTTAGAATATTTACAAGGGAAATAATAAACAATAAAATTTAATACAATGAGAAGAATTGCTAAAATTAGTTTTTACTTAATATGCGTCACGATGTCAGTGCTATTGGTTAGCGCTTTTGCTGGCGTATTAATTGGGATAGGCTTAACCGCAGCTGTTGTGGTAGGTTCTGGATTGGCAGACCAAACCGTTACAGAACAGGCTATACGAACAGCTCAGCCAACTTTGGATATGGAATATATTTCAAAGAAAGTAACAGAGATGTATCCATCTAAATTTTTGCTTGATACTATTACAAGACAAATCAGGGACGAAGAAAAACTTGATTCTCAAATTAAACGGTTTTATAGTGTATCATCTAAAGATTTAGTAGACACTTTGAGTTCTGCTGCTTCTGGCAATGGCTCGGCTAGTTCTGCACCATGCAAGGAATTTACAGCCAATGGCACCGCTCAAACTGTATGGATTTTACCAGCAAATAGAAATATTTGGGCTAAAAGTGATACCTTGTTAATGCGCGGTCTTACATTACCGGCAGGTGGGATATATGGTGCAGGTGGCGATACTATTACAGTAAACGTAATGTTTATTGTAAATGATACTACAAGTACCTGTATTGAAATACGTCCAGTCGGCGTGCTGACTTCTTCAAAAGTTGTTGGATTACTTAATGCTGGAAGTACTGCTTATATTGTTCCTACATTTACTTCAAGCCAGACATTAATAAGAATGTCAAAGGCAATGGAGGAAACAGCAATGATGGCTACATCATGGCAGCAAATTCCTGAACCTGATACACAGTATTGTCAGTTAAACATGGCTACCTTTAAGGAAAGTACATTCCAGAAAAATACTAAACAAGAAGTCATTTGGGGTATGCCACAGTATGAAAAACAAAATCTTTACGACTTCAGGGCCACCAGTGAATTAACTAAAATTTGGGGAGTCATAGGAAACCCTATTGGCGATGCTGGTACATTAAAAAGATATACTTCAAATGGTATTACTAGATATATTGATAATACTCTTGAATGGGGAACTGGCGCAGGTGGTACCATTACTGAATCTGAATTAGTTGGATGGGCTAAGAGTTTATTTGTTGGAAATAGTGGATCAACTGAAAAGTTCTTATTTTTAGGATCAGATATAGTTGAGCAATTAGCTATACTTCTTTTATCTAAGACCAATAAACAAATTGGGGCAGAACAGACAATGGAAAGATGGGGTATTAAGTTTAAGAGACTTGAAACTCAATTTGGCGACTTTAATATAATCCACCATCCTTTGATTACTGCCGTTGATCCTACTTTTGGTATGGCTCTCGATATGGAAAATATCAATAAATCTACGTTCAAATCAATGAATGTTTATAACCTAGATTTAAAAACTTCCGGTATATCTAACGCTGAAGCACGCACATTAGCTGAAAGTGATTGCTTAACCTTAATGTATCCTGATTGTCATGCTTTATTTGCTAAGGTTGGATCAGGTCAAGTTTAATTAATTTTAAAAATAGAATAAAATGAAAAAAATATTTATCATATTAGCCATGGCAATCCTTACATCAGGATTGCTAATTCAGGCTAGCGGAGGCGTACTTTCTAATGGTGATGTTGAATATTATATGACAACCAGTTATGCCTCTACCGAATCGCCATTATCTGAGAATAAAATAACCTCACTAGCTGCAAGCGATATTATTGAATACACTGATAGTACTTTTGCCTTTAATATTTATCCGCAAACCGGTACTCCTTATATTTATTATATTGTTGCAACATTTGACTCATTGGCTGGGACTCCACTTTTACCTGTAGTATTACAGGGGAAAATGTCCTTATTAGATGCTTCGTGGACAACTATTACAACCGTAAATTGGTATGGGCATACGACTGCCGGAACCGCCACTGATACAGTAATTATATTTGATGGGACTACTGTTGGGAAAACTGAAACATTTATATTTGATACCACGAAAACATTTACCGGTAATGGGGCTATAGCTAATAGGAAAGCCTATTATGCTACCGTAACTGACAATACCCCACTTTATCCTAATCTTAGGGTTTACTGTGATCTTAATACCAAAGGTATAACTACAGCAAAATGTCGTTTGGCTCACATAGAACTAAAAGCAATAAAGAAATAATGGCTACTAAAACCTATATCGCTAAACAAACTCAAAAGTTATCCGTAGGGGTAACGATTGATGGGCATTTAAATTACATCCGGTTTATTGGAGGACTTAATTTCCCCGAAAAAACTGGTGCAATTTATACAACAAATGACGAAAGAGTCCAAAAAGCACTTGAATCTCATGGTTGGTTTGGGGTAATGTTTGGTTTAGTTAAGGAAGTTTCGACCGTGGCAGAAGCAAAACAACCTACAGAAGTTAATGTTTCGACCGTGGCAGAAGCAAAACGATACCTTATTAATAATCATGAATTAAAGTTTGCTGATTTACCAAATAAGGCCGCAGTTATCACAAAAGCATCAGAACTTAATATCGTTTTCATAGGGTTTTAGTGGTTAGTTAATGTTTATCAAAAAGGCGGATTGGACAAAAAACAGTCCGCCTTTTTTAATAAAAGCAAAATGGCAGCAAATTTTCATCAAGGAGATGACATATACCAGAGCATTAAAAGGCGCAAGCCTGACAATACCTACTACTCATTAGATGATTGTCTTGATGTTGTTGTCCATGTATATTCTGAAGATGATCCATCAAATATCATAAAGTTTAGTAAAGCCGTAAGGTCAGGATATGGATTATTAACTAGGGATGATGCATATAAATATCATTTTTGGATTGATGGGGCAGTGACAGCATTAATGGCTACTGGTAGCGTTATTATAGAAATAATGGTTATTGATACTTTGGCAGAGTTGGTCGATCACAGAGGAAACATTACCGGAACTTCTAAGTCATTTAATCTTTTGCCATCTACCTTAAAATTAATAACATAATGGACGTTTTAGAAATAGAGGTAACGAATGATATTATTGAGGTTGAAACAAATGATATATCTTCTATTTTTGAAATAGAGATTAATCCTTATATATATTACGCAGGAGAGATAGTACCACCTGAGGATATTTGGGCTGCCGACGTAAATTATGCGTCTGTTAATGTTGATGTCGCCTTAGATGATTTATATGCTATTAAAGTTGATAAGGCTACAGGATATGGATTATCAAAAAACGATTATTCAGATCAGGAAAAACAAACAAACGCTGATAATGCCAATTCTATAATTGCTATTCAGGCAGAAATAGACGCGTTGGATTTAACTGGCAATATAAAATATTTGACCTGTAATACTAATGTAGGTGGAGATGGCGAGGTATTAGCTTCCGCTCAGAATCTTGTAATCCCAACTACCGGAGTTTTGCCTACTGTTAATGCAATAACCACGCTTACTCCTATTGATGAAGATTTTGATATTACTTCTAATATCTTAATGGCCCAATTAGCATACAATTCGGCAGATGATATATGGTATTATCGAAACGGAGCCAATGAAATTAAACGATTGCTACATACTGTATCGGAAATAGCTATAAGCAGTATTATATATTTTGGGGCAGACGAAGAAACTGCAATATATCCCGATGGTAACAACTTGATGTTTTTTGATAAAACCGTAACAACTCCGGTTAGCCTTAATCAACTGTATTCAACTACGGTTTCATATTGGATTGTAGCTGGTACCGGAATTGCTTATGATGGAATAGTAGGGATAGGGTTTGATGACGTTGTCCCATTATGCGAACTTGAGGTTTTAGGAACAATACAATGCACAAATAGTTCACATGAAGTAATATTTAATTCGACGCAATTTATTTATCGAGAATCTACAGGGGTAGTTAATATAGGTTTTTCGGGGACAGAGGTCGATAATCATTATTATTTTTCAAATGTAATAGATGTTGCACCAGGCGTAATGACGGTAGATGGATTACTAGTCGTTACCGGGAATATCTATTTTGATTCAGATGATAGCCAAATATATAAAAATGATGACGATGAGCTAGGAATAATTGATTCTTATTTTAATACGGGCGCATTATTTAAGGATTTTCTAACATCAGAAACAGACCCAGTATTTGTAGCAAGCGCAGCACATGGGATAAGTGCTGGAGATATTTCAAATTGGAATGGGGCCGTTGCGTTTATGAATAATATCACTGGTCTCGAAATGATTTCAGCCCCTAATGTATCAACAAATACTACTATTTCAATCCCAGCAAATTCAAAAGTTATAAGTATTGATTTTTTGAGAGTTAGTGGAACACCTATAATTAAAATAGGCACAACATTAGGAGGCGATGATATATTTGCAGAAACATCAGTATCAACAAATGATGGAGTTACATTAAATTATAGGTTTACTTCATCCACAACATTATATGCAACGGTATCAGGTGGTACTATTTATATACAAACAACGCTTATTAAAAATCTATTCTAATGGATAGAAAAGAAATTATACGGAAAGTGCTTGTAAAACTGGATGAATTTATATCCGGGGATAATCAACTTGTGGTATTTGCTAATAACGCAAAAACACAACCAGCTAGTCAATACGCAGACGAATTACTTGATGATTGTGCATTAGAGATGGCTAAAACATTGCCTACCGTATTATTACCTGTAAAATCATTTGTCCCAGTTAAAACAGGCGATACTCCAACAATAACATATTCAAACTCTATAGCCAAAATAAGTGTACCGCTAAATTTAATAAGAATTGTTTCTATTAAATTTAGTGAATGGGAAAGAGCGGTAGTAGAATTAAACCAAGAGAATAGTGATATAGCAAAAATGCAGGCCAATCAATATGTAAGGGCTGGATATGCAAAGCCAGTAGGGGTAATTAAAAAGGTTGGCACTAAAAAAGACATTTATTGCTATACTGTTGATCAGGTTGCTCAAAATATTCCTGAGTTTATTTACATATCAAATGTTTCACCAGAAGAATTATCAGATGAATTAATCCCTGCATTAACATCATTATGTGCATCAAAGGTATTTATGTGCTTTGAAAGAGCAGAATTAGCCACAGCGGCATTTCAACAATATTCAACTAATATAAGTATATTATGAAAACGACACGAAAAGAACTTTATGAATTTAAAAAAGCATTTACCGGGATTATCGCCGCTTGCGGTGGCCCTATGTTTATTGATTTAATTGGGACTAATTTAGATGCTATTCAAACATTATTATCAGTATTTGAAAAAAATCTGGCCAAAAGCGAATATGGTAAATTTATGGCCGAAAGGAATAAGATAGCTGAAGAATACGCTATTAAGCAGAGCGGCAAACCAATGGTTCGCAGGATTGATAATAATATAGTGTATGATATTGACCCTAAAAGATATGATGGATATAATCAAGAACTAATTTCTCTTAGTGATAAATATAAGAAAGCAATCGACGAACATAACACCTTAATGAATGAAACCATTGAGGTAAAATTATTAACTATTAAACTAAGTTTATTCCCGGAGAATGTTCCCGGAAAATTTCAGTATGTAATTCGTAACTTAATAATAAAAGAAAATGACACAAAGTGAATATGCCGTAATAGCTGATTATATTAATGATCTTCAGCAAGGAGATTTAGATACTGACGTAGCGTCTTATATGTTATTTCAGCATACTATTGATGATATATTTGAGACTGTAAAAGAACAGAGTTCTTATAAGAGCAAATTTGCTATGATTAGCGATGAAAAGCAAAAAGAGGCATTTGATAAGTACGCTATTACAGATGATGAAGAAAACCTATTTAAAAAACATCTACGTGAAGGAGCCAATGAGGTTTATAAAAGACTTGCCCATTTAGGTAGGTCGATGCCTGTTAAATTTATTTTTGATGAGGGTGTTGCTATAAATGAATTTGAAGCATGGGATGCAGCAAAAGCATACGCAGTTGGCGAATTTATGGAATATACCAGTACGCATTTATTGTATGTTTGTGCTATTGCTACAACCGCAGGGGACACACCCGCTTCCGCCCCCACTAAATGGACGGCACAGGCATATACGGCCACCGATGAGGTTTATATTAAATATACAGATGGATTATATTATAAAGTAATCGTAAATACAACGGCTGGACAAAGCCCTACTACTACAGCAGCTTCTTTTGAAATTAGGGCAGACGAGATTGATACGGTCGGAAAGGTTACTATTCTTATTGAAAACCTTAAAGCATTTGATGTAAATGCTTATGACCTTCTTAAAAATCAAATATTCCAATTATACCAGAAATATGTATTAAAGGAATGGTTTAAACTTGTTGGTATGGGGAATGAATTTACGTTAACCATGGCAGAGATAAATGAACTACTTTCTGATTTAAGGATGTCTACATTTAGAAGGATAACACCAATGTATAGAACTTCAAGAACATTATGAAAAATTATTTACTGATATTATTATTTGTTTGTTCACCATTATTTGCACAAACGCCAAGTGATGTAAGGGCAAAAAATGTATATGCAACAAAATCAATTTATAGTACCGATTCAGTAGTTTGTCCCGTGTACATTCTTAAAAAGGGAACGGTATTGCCTACGATTATTTCAAGCAGAACGGCATTTGCTCAGCGTAATGATAGTGTATTTATATGGCAAAATGGGGTGTGGAGTTATTTGGCGACAAGTTCTATGGTTGTACTAAAGCAAAACCTAACCGATACCACAACTTACGACGCAACCAAAAACGATGTAGCTTTAGAACGCAACGCACGTAATGATTCTATTTTAGCTTTAAGAAATTTAGCAAATAGCAAAACTATTTATGCAAATAATGGAGTAAGAAAAGTCGGAGATACAATTAAATTAGATGACGGGAATAATGTAGCTACTGAAAATATTATTATTAATTCAGGGAATAATTATATAGGATTGTATACAAATAAATCAGAAGTAAATATAAATGATTATATCTCTCTTTCAACTACTAGCACAAATAAAAATACAATACTAACAGTAGATTCAGATGCTTTATATATTGAAGCTACAGGTAAAATTAATCAAACAAATTATACCTTTGATACTACAGGATTATATCATGATAGTCCATTTGATACATCTTTATTAACCCCTTTACATTTTGTTGATAAATCTTATGTAGATTTGAAAAATACAAGTTTGGAGCAACAGGCAATACTGATTAAAGATTCAAATATTTATGCTACGCAAACTGCCTTAGCGGATACGGTAATTGCCCACACTACAGGATTATTAGACGATAGAGGCAATTACGATGCTTCCGTGAATACTTTTCCGACAACTGGAGGTAGCGGAACAGCAGGAGCAATTATGCGTGGTGATTGGTGGCATATAACAGTAAAAGGTGCAGTAGATGGAGATTCATTAAGAGTAGGTTCGTCAATTGCGGCATTAATAGATGCCCCTGGTCAAACTAATGCAAATTGGAATATTTTAAATGCGGGAAGCACACAACCGATAGCTCGTGTTGCTGGTGATATAGGTGTTGGGTATTTAAAATATAATGGAATTTCTAAAGCATCTGGCCAATTAGATGGAGGAACTACTAACCCTTCTCATGCAAGTAGATTAAATTACGATGGATATTTTTATGCAACTAATCTTTATTCTTCAAGTTATATTGGAACAAAAACTTTACAAGCAACAAATACTGGTTCGGGAGGAACTTCTGGTTATTTTATCACAAGAAGCGGAAACGCTATAGTCGCTGCCTTATACCAATCGCCAAATGCAAATAATGCAAATGACTTAGTCCAACTTTCAAGAATAACAAATTCAAGCACATATGATATTACTGGGAATATTATATCTATTACAGATAACCCAACAACATCAGGATCAACATCTGGTAAAGTTTTAACTGCAATCATTGGAACAAAAGAAAGAATATCATTTAACCCTCGTGGGATGAATAATAATTATTTATTTGATACTTATAGAAATCTTGCTGACACATCTACAATATTTGCAATAAAAGATTCAGGGGTCTATAAGATAAAGATTAAATCAACAGGAGAAATATATACATCGACTGATACAGTAGCTCACTTATCCGATGTAAGAAATCCGGGTTCAATCTCCGAAATAGACCCATTATCAGTTCATAAAATAGATACCGTTAACCGCAATCCGGGAAGTTATATAACACCCACACAGGCAGCGAATATATATTTGCCTAAAGCAGACACTAACCATTTTATGAATGAAGACGATACCTTAAATTATAAATTAATTACATATACTCAAAATTATTACAATGTCTCAGATACCGTAAGCACAGACATGACTAATGTATATGTAGTGACATTTTCAAAAGCTTATAGAGAGCATCGTATAGATACACTTTCAGGCAACGCAACGGTTACTATCAACAAATCAGCATTAGCAAAACCCGGAGCTATTGAAGTGTTTTATTCACGAGGGACGGGAGCGTCAAAAACAATCAATTTCGGGAGTTGTAAAAATAGTTGTCTTTACGAATATGATGATACAGCAAGCCGTATGAATGTGATAATTTTTAAATTATGTACAGGCGGAATTATTGAACGCTGTGTATATCAAAGATATTAATTATGAAAAGAATAATTTTATTATTAGGTATTTTCCTAAATATTTGTTGTTTACAGGCACAAAATAGTACTTGGTGGAATGCTTGTATTAAAGGTAATGATTGGCCTCAAAGAATGTTGAATAGTTATGTATCAATTAATAGTCATTCAACATTTACAAATGCTCAGAAAGATACTATCAGGGCTATATTAAGTAGCCCTTGGGTTATTCAAACATTTGGGCCGGGCGGATTAAATAAGCAAGTTTGTGATTTCTTT